ACTCATGGATCTGCACCTGAGGGAGAGGCGCCTTCGCGCCGCGCTGGACGCGCGCCTTCTGCAAAAGGAGGCGACGGCGTGAGCGAGCGCGTGTCGAACGAGAACACGCGCTGCCTGACCGAGGGGCTCGAGACGGCCGGCGCCGAACGGGTCGACGCCGAGACCCTGCGGGAGATCGTTCGCGAGGTCTTGCGCGAGGAGTTGGCGCAGCTCTCCAGGCTTCTGGTCGGCGAGAGTCGGATCTGGTCGCTGATCAGCTCCCATTATCCGACGGCCAGCCGTCGGGAAGCGATTCAACGCTACGAAGCAGGCGAGCGCTGACATGGGCGAGTCGCTCCCTCGCCTGAATCCCCAATTCCTCAAAGCTTTGCCCCTGGACGGCGAGCCGCAGTTGAAACGGGTCGGCCGGTCCGGGCGTAAGGCTGATCTCAATGACGGCGGTGGCCGCCAACGCGCCGGGCCGCGAGTGTTTAAGAAACTCCATCGCGACGAGACGCACTTCGGGCGGAAAGAGCGATTTCGGCATTCTTCAGTCTCCATGGGTTGGTTTGCATCTCCCATGAGACGGCGCCCTGGCGGGGCGGTCAAACGGCTCGCCAGGGTGTTCGCCCCCCCCCCATCGCGCACGCCTAGGGCCATCCGGGCGTGACGCGGCTGATGCTCGAGGTCTGGCCGTTCATCGCCGAGGCGGCCGTCGCCGGCGGCCTGGTGGGGTTTGCCATTGGCTATCTGCGGGCCCGGGCCGTGTGGCAGCCGAAGAGCCTCTTCCTCCAGCAGGCGGTGGCTGACGCTTATCGCGGCGGCTTCCGCGACGGCCTGACGCGCCAGGCTGAAATCAGGAGCGAGCCCTAGGCCATGCGCCGGGGGGCGAGGATCCGGACGATCTGCCCCAGACCGCCCGGCGTCCTCGGCGCCCCAGGGTTCCCGATTCGTTCCTTCCACGCCGCGAGCGCCTGGCGCTCGGCCTGGACCGCGCGCCGCCAGCTGCTGGCGGCCCTGAAGCGGGCGCGCCAGCGCGGGCCCGCGCCCCGGGTCGCCTGACCCCTCACACCACATCCGTCGCCGGCTCCGGCCGGCGGCTTCACACATCGCCATCCGAGCTGACAGGCTCCGCTCCCGCCTTTGGGTTTGCTCCAAGGGCGTGAGCCCTTTTGCGTCCGCGTTCAGGCCATGCCTGAGCGCGATCCCTCACCCGCGCGGTGAGGGCGCGGAAGCGTTCATGCCCGTGAGCCAACGTCGCCGTCAGCCGGAACTTGACCGGAGAACGTCCAGTGGACGCGAAAGAACACGCCTGGCTGGCGCGCCAGCTCATCGACGCCTGCGGGGGACCGCGAAAAGCCGCCGAAATCAGCGGAAAGGTCCGCAAATCCCGCATGGCTCAATTCCAGGACCCCCATTCGGGGGCGATCATGACGATGGATATCGTCCTGGCCCTGGAGACTTATGCGGCCGAGCCGATCTACACCCGCGCCGTGATGGCGGCCCGGGCCAAGGCCGACGGGGAATGTGGCGCGAGCCTGGCCGAGGAAGCCTGCGACCTCACCGAGGCCGCGGCGTCGCTGCAGCGGCTGTCGCGGGCCGTCACCTCCGATGGCGGCTTCGCCGTCGCCTTTGCCGATCGCCGCCAGCTGCTTATCGATGTGGGCCTGGTGGGCCGACACCTGGCGGCCATGCGCGCCAAGATCGCGGAGGGCGTCATATGAGCGCCGTCCACGAGACCGTCGCCGGAGTCGTCAAGGCCCGGCGCATGGAGCCCGAGTCGCGCCGCACCTTCGCCAAGCTGCGGCATTCCAGCCGGCCCCGGGCCCTGCGCGGCTATGGCGCCCTGACGTGGGAGGAGGCCAATGAGCGCATGCGGGCCCTGGAGAAGTGGGAGCGCAAACAGCTCAAACGCCCCAAGGCCAAGAACCGCGCGGTGGGCTGGATCGGGATCGAAACCTACAAGCTGATGTGTCGCCTGGCGGTGACGCGAGGCGGCAAGCTCGACACCCTGGCCTATGGGTCGATCGCCGGCTTGCTCGGCGTTTCCAAGTCGGCCGTGGTGGCGGCCATGGCGCGCCTGCGCGACCACGGTTGGATCCGCTGGGTGCGGACCTTTTACGAAACCGGCGAGGCGGGCGTGCGTGGGCCCCAAGTGGAGCAGGCGCCGAACCATTATTGGATCGAGGCGCCGTTGGCCGCCTTGGCCAAGATCGGGATTCGATTCCGGCCCCGCATTCCCGATGATGATCTGGAGCGCCGCCGCGAGGCCGAGGCGACCGTCAAGCGCCAGGACCTCGCCGCCTCACCCCTCGGCGGCGTTCTCGACCGCTTCGGCGCGGCGATCGCGGAGCGCGAGTCGTCCAAAGCGTCTCATTCCATAGACGATTAGAATTTATAGCGTCGCCGATCCCGGCGACCACATTATGCGAGGTGTGAATGGCGTCGGCCCTCGGCCGACAACATATTTTTCGGTCTAGCCAGCCCCCATAGGGGGACTTTTGCGGCCCACCGCCCGCGAACCGCGGACGGGGAGAGCGGGCTCACGCCCGCTCGGCTCTTCGAGGGAAGAGTGTCGCGGAGCCTTGGCCGGTCAACCGTCACCGCAGGTGAATTTTCACCATTTCTCTGATATTTACGGGTGCATTCGTCTATCGGGGGCGCGGTTGGTGAGCATCGCGGAGCGCAGGCGGGCGCGAAAGCGGCGGACTGTTTCCCTGGGCCGGGAGATCGCCTCGCGCCCCGCGGCCCATGAACCGGCGCCGCCGGCGGCCGCCAGCGCCGGGCGCCTCGCCGCGGTCCTGGCGGCGCCGAAACCGCGGGAAGACGGGATCGCCATGCTGCGCGGCAAGGGGCGGCTGAACGCGCGCCAGGCCTGGGCGGCGCGAACCTATGGGGCGCTCGAGCGCACGGCGAACCTTCCCGACGGGGCGTCGATCCGCTCGTTCCTGGATATGACGCCGGGCGGCGGCGGCGTGGCGATCGGCGCGCTCGCCGGCGCGGATTGGGTGCTGGAGTGCCGGATCCGTCTGGCCCGGGCGCACCAGGCGCTGAACTGGCACGCCGAGGTGATCGCCGTGCTCTCCATGATCTGCGCCCACGGCTATCACCCCCGCGAGATCACGGCCGTGCAACGGGAGGCGGAGCAGATCGAGACCGGCCTGATCATCGCCCTGGACATGCTGATCACCCACTGGCGCGGGGAGGGATTTTCCGGAGTCGGCGGATGGCCCGAAAATGGACTTGCGCAGATTAAATAAATTCGCGATCCTTAGAGCCATTGGAGAGAGGCGCGCCCGCCCTCCCACAGCCCCGCTGGCCGCGCCCGCGGGGTTTTTGATTCTCCCCCCACATCTTCCATCGCGGACAGCCCCATGACGCCTCAGGTGAAAGCCAAGGTCGCCGCCCGCGCGCGCGAGCTGGGCGTCGTCGTGGGCGATCTGGACCGTCCGAGCGGCGCCTGCTGGGCCAAGCGGCCGGGCGCCAATCGTGACACCGAGATCGCTCCCGATGCCCATGCGCGCGATGCTGATCCTGTTCGCCACCGCGGTCATTAAGCTGCGCGGCTCATCCGAGGCGTTCGTCATGGACGCGCGCCGATCGCTGCGCGGCCTGCCCTCGCTCCACGCCGATCCAGCCCCGATCTCGGAGATCTATCATGCGCCACCGCTCGGGGCTCAACCGGCACGCGCGGCGCCTGGTGGACAAGGCTGACCGGTGCCTGGAGCGTGGGACGAAGATCCCGGGCGGCGTGGAAGCGCGCCTGAAAACCGTGAACCCGACCTTGCTCGACAGGCTCGCCGCGCGGCGTGGCTGCGTGATTGGCGAGGGCGGTTCGATCTTGCCCGCGCCCGTGTCGGACACGCCAGATTCGACCGAGGCTGAAGAGATGGCGGCCGCGGCGTGAGATTCGCCCAGATCCACACCAAGCTGGAAGGGCTGACCAACGTCCTGCGCGTCCTGGAGCTCATGCCCGTCAAGCTGGCGGCGATCCACCGCGTCAATCACGACGACGTCTATCGGCTCACCGTGCAGCTGCTCGATGTTACCGATGATGGCTCGATCAGCGTCGACGACGTGGTGCTGAAGATGGAGCAGGGCGGCGTCCAGACCGTGCTGCGCCTCGAGCGCGTCCCGCCGCCGCTCACCGAGCCGCCGGCGCCGGAGCCCGCCAGTCACGTTCCGGCCGCGCTCCTCAAGGCGCTCCCCACCGCGGTTCACACCCCGGCGCCTCCGAACCGGCGGCCGAGATCGAAGCGACTTCCGAAGAGCGCCTAGCTTCCGAGAATATCCATTCTCGGAAGCCAGACATGTCGGAACGTCGATGTGTCGCGACCTCTCAAACCTCTGACAAATCGAGCGATTTATGACCACGACCGTGATCGTCCAGCCCAACGGGCACAACATCGAAGTCGTTCTTCGCGACCGCGTGGGCGTGACTCACACGGTGGAGACTCTTCGGCCCGATCCGCACGACGAGCACCGTTTCACCGTTTACGACGATCGCACGGTCACGGTGCGTGAACTCGAGGGCTGGGCGCCGAAGCCCGAGATCGTCGCCGAGGGCTGACGTGAACGACCTGGTCGCGGATCCGACGCCGGCCGGGATCCTCGCGGCGATCCTCTGCGCCGCCATCATCATCGTGCTGATTGTCGTGGGATCAGGAACGCCGCCCGACGATCACCACCCCTGAGATCAGCGACATGCCGGGCGACGACCTGATCCTCGCGCCCGGCCGCGAACCTCGCCCCGCCGTCCCCGGCGAGGATCTCGCGAGGCTCGCCGCGGCGGCGGCGCACTACGCCGAGAGCTCACGGAGCCCGGCGACGCGGCGGGCCTATGACACGAAGTGGCGCGCCTTCACCACCTGGTGCGAATCCCACGCCGCGATCGCGCTGCCGGCGGACCCCGACGTGGTGGCCCTTTATCTGACCCATCTGGCGCCAGATCGCTCGGTTTCGACGCTCAACCAGATCCTGGCCGCGATCGGAGATGCTCACCGCCGTGTTCAGCTCGATCCTCCGTCTAGCGGCCGTCTCTCTGACGTTTGGGCCGGAATTCGACGATCGCGGCTGGATCAGCCTGACCGACGTTCAGCTCTGGTCACCGCGGAGCTCCGGAAAGTGGTTCAGCGCCTTCCGGCCACAATGGCTGGGGCGCGGGATCGGGCGATCCTCCTCATCGGCTTTTCGGGCGCTTTGCGACGGTCGGAGCTGGTGGCGCTCGACCTCGAAGGATCCAAATCTGCAGCGAGCCGCTGCATTTTCGTCGCCGGTGGACTGCACCTTCACTTGGCGAAGTCCAAAACCGACCAAGAAGGCCACGGCCACCTGGTCGCGATTCCAAAGGGAAAGACGAAGCTCTGTCCGGTCGCGGCGCTCAGCGCCTGGCTCGAGCTATCGCAGATCTCTAGCGGCCCCATCTTCCGTGAGGTTGATCGTCATGGCCGCGTCGGTGAAACGCGCCTGACAGACCGCGCCGTCGCCGACATCGTTAAAAGAGCGGTGTTGCGCGCGGGCTTCGATCCGGTGCGATTTTCCGGCCACTCGTTGCGCGCCGGCTTTGTCACCAGCGCGGCCCAGGCCGGCGTCACCACCGAGCTGATCATGCGACAGACCCGGCACACCAAAGCCGAAACCGTCGCCGGCTACGTCCGCGAAGCCGAACTCTTCACCCGAAACGCCGCGGGCAAGGTGGGGCTGTGACGCGCAAGGCTCCGGTGAACCTGCAGCGCGATCATCCAGGTCGCCGCGTTCCCGAACCGCCGACGCAAAAGACCCTTGCCGACCAGCTCGATGCGCTCGCCAGCCGGGTGAATCTGATCGACAGCCGTCGCGGCGATCCGGAACGCTTCCATGCCGAAAAAGACGACATCGCCGTCTCCCTCCGGCGACTCGCCAGAGCCCAGCGCGGCGACACCGGGCGCAAGCACTCAACCACCTGGCGCCCCGATGACAAGCGCTCCTGAACCCAACACAAAGGTCATCGAAGGTCACCTCTACTGGCGCGACGCCAAGGGCGGCTGGATGCCGGACGAGCTGATCAAGCCCATCGACCGGATGCAGGACGAGCTCGTTCGCGAAATCTGCGCCGAGGCGGTCAAGGTCGCGACCGCCATTGTTGACTTTAAAGTCAACGCGTTCGGCCAGATCGACGCTTTCAGCGATCTCGTCGCCGAGAACTACAAGGCGACGATCGGCGGCAAGAAAGGCAACATCACGCTCCTGACCTATGACGGCCTGACGGCCGTTCAGGTTCAGGTGAGTGACCTGCAGACCTTCGGGCCCGAGCTCCAGGCGGCCAAGCAGCTGGTCGTCGAATGCGTTCAGGACTGGTCCAGCGATAGCCGCGCCGAGCTGCGCCGCATCGTTCTCGACGCGTTCGACGCCGACAAGGAAGGGAAGATCAACCGGAGCAAGCTCTATGGCCTGCTGAAGCTCGACATCGCCGACGAGCGCTGGCAGCGCGCCATGACAGCCATCCGTGACTCGATCAGGGTCACCGGCACCAAGCGCTATATCCGGATCCGAAAACGCCTGGCCCCTGACGCCAGCTGGCGCACCGTGTCACTCAATATCGCCGACGACTGAATCATGAGCGCCGCCGATCGGAGGAGCGCCGCCGCTTCGGCCTGGCGCCACCTCTACTCGACGCGGGAATGGCGACAACTCAAGAAGGCCCAGCTGCAACGGCAGCCCCTTTGTGAGATGGAACACGGCGCCCGCGTCGAGCCGGCCACCGTCGTCAACCATCGCATCCCTCACAAGGGCGACAGGGCTCTCTTTTTCGATCCGGCCAACCTGCAGTCCCTCTGCAAACCCCACCACGACGGCCCCATCCAGCGAACCGAACGCCGTGGGGTCAGCACCCAGGTCGACGCCAGGGGCTATCCCGTCGATCCGCTCCACCTCGCTTACGCGAAGCATCGACGCTGAGTGCCGCTCACTGCGAGCGAAACCCGAAGGGCGGTGGGTAGGGGGGGGTGCAAATCCCTAGGCCGATTCAATCCGGCGCCGGACGCGACAAAAAGCGCGCGCATCCACAATTGAGAATCTAGGCTACTGGATCCCATTGCGGGGGTCGTGGTGGCAGATCGCGGGAGCAGAAGCGGCAGACGACGGCGTCGGTGCGGACCGTCTCGGCGCAGTAGGGGCATTTTCTGCCTTCGCGCTCGATGAAGAGCGCGCAGGGAAGGGCGACGACGAAGAGCAGCGCGCCGAAAATCCACCAGGCGACGAAGGAATGGCCCTTGGACTGGGCGATCGCGCCTGGGATGCAGCCCAGGATGGCCGCGAAGACGAGAATTGTGAGGATTGACATGGCGCGCCCCCGGTTGCCGGCGGACAAGGTCGCCGTGAGCGCGGCCGCGGTCAAGAACCCATCCAGGTTCAAGGCGCGTAGGGCGCCGAAGGGACCGAAGGAGCTCGGAGCGCCAAGCGCGCACCTCGATCTCTATGCGAAACGGGCGTGGGAGCGGTTTCGGGCCGAACTGCCGTGGCTGAAGGAGAGCCACCGATCGCTGATGGAGATCGCCAGCTATCTGCGCGGACGTCAGCTCGAGGGAACGGCGGATCTGAAGTCGCTGCAGGAGCTCCGGCGGTGCCTGGGGCAGCTGGGGGCGACGCCGGCGGACGAGTCGAAGGTGACGACGCCCGATGGCGAGGAGGAAGATCCCGAAGACAAGCTGTTTTGTGCGGCCGGAGGCGGTCGATCCCACTGATCGGGCCAGCCTCTACGCGATCGAGGTCGTCGAAGGGCGTATTGTCGCCGGCCCCCACGTCCGGAACGCCTGCCGGCGTCACCTGCAGGACCTGGTGGAGGGCCCCGCCCGCGGCCTGACCTGGGATCTGGCGGCGGCCACGCACGTCCAGGACTGGTTCGAGGGGGTCCTGAAGCTCTCGGAGGGCCAGTTCGAGGCCCAACCGTTCAAGCTGGCGCCCAGCCAGGCGTTCAAGCTGGGCTCGATCTTCGGCTGGAAACAGGCGGACGGGACTCGGCGCTTTCGCCGGGCCTACATCGAGGAGGGCAAGGGCAATGGCAAGAGCCCGTTCGCCGGCGGGATCGGTCTCTATGGCCTGACCGCGGACGGCGAGGCGGGCGCCCAGATCTACGCGGCGGGCGCCAAGAAGGAACAGGCCGGAATCCTCTTCGCCGACGCGGTGAAGATGGTCCGCAAGTCCAAGGCGCTCTCCAAACGCCTCAAATTCTCGGGAGGCTTCGGGCGCGAATACAATATCGCCCACCACCCGACCGGCTCTTTCTTCCGGCCGATCAGTAAAGACGCCGGGAAGACCGGATCAGGCCCGCGCCCCCACTTCGCCCTCTGCGATGAGGTCCACGAACACCCCGACCGCACGGTCATGGAGATGCTCGAGCGGGGCTTCAAGTTTCGCCAGCAGCCCCTGCTGCTGATGATCACCAACAGCGGCTCCGATCGCAATTCGATCTGCTGGGAGGAACACGAACACGCCGTCCGCGTCGCCGCCGGCACGCGCACGCCAGGCGACAGCTTCGCCTATGTGGGCGAGGTCATCGACGACACGACGTTCAGCTTCGTTTGCGCCCTGGACCCCGGCGACGATCCGCTCACCGACCCGAGCTGCTGGATCAAGGCCAACCCGCTCCTGGGCGTGATCCTGAAGCCCGAGTACCTGGCCGGCGTCGTCGCCCAGGCCAAGTCGATGCCGGGCAAGCTGAACGGCATCTTGCGCCTCCACTTCTGCGTCTGGACGGACAGCGACACCGCCTGGATCTCGCGCGAGACCCTGGACAAGGTGCTGCACGATTTCGACCCGGCCATCCACGCCGGCAAGCGGGTCTCTATCGGTCTCGATCTGTCCGGGACCGCTGACCTCACGGCCATGGGGCACGTGGTCGAGACCGGCACGGTCACCCGCCTGAAGGAAGACGGCTCGCCCATCGCGCTGCCCACCTATGACGCCTGGGTCGAGGCCTGGATCCCCGCCGACAAGATCGCCGACAAGACCCTCGCCGACCAGGCTCCCTATGACGTCTGGGTCAAGGACGGGGATCTGCGGTCGACTCCCGGCGTGCGGATCCGCTTCGACGTCCTGGCCGCCTATCTGAGCGGTTTCGCGGCCGAGCACGATGTCGAGCTCGCCTATGACCGCTACGCCTATTCGAAATTCGCCGACGCCCTCGATGAAGCCGGCGTGCGTATCCCCGAGCAGGAGCATCCCCAAGGCGGCCGGCGTCGCGCCAAGCCTCCGGAGGAGGCTGTCGAGGCGGCCAAGCGCGAGCGCCGCGATCCGCCGCTGGGGCTCTGGTTTCCCGGGTCGCTGAACTTCCTGGAGGCTCTGATCCTCGACGGCCGAATCCGCATCAAGCGCAACCCGGTCTTCGTCTCGGCCGCCATGAGCGCGGCGATCGAGGACGACGCCTTCGGCAACCGCTGGTTCTCGAAGCGCAAGGCGACCCAGAGGATCGACCCCCTCGTGGCCCTGACCATGGCGGCGGGCCTGGCCGAACAGGGCGCTTCCACCCCGCTCCTGACCGGGGCTGACGCACTGATGGTGATTTGATGGCGCGAAACCCGATCATCCGCGCGCTCTCGGCCGTGGGTCTCTGGGCCAGCGACTCGGCCCCGGGAAACGCCCCCGATCCCACGGACTGGCGGATGTGGGGCGGCGTGGAGTTCGGCTCCCGCGCCGGCCAGCTCGTCACCCGCGAGAGCGGCCTGCAGCACGACGTGGTCCAGGCGGTGCTCGAGCGCATGGGCGGGGCCATCGGCCAGCTGCCCATGATGGTCATGGAGCGGGTTGGCGATAACGGCAAGCGTCCGGCCACGGATCATCCCCTCTACAAGATCCTGCACCGAACGCCGAACGCCCGCCAGCCGCACTTCGAGTTCTTCAGCGAGCAGGAACGCCACGTCGCCTGGGAGCGGAACGCCTATTCCCGGATCGTCCCCGATCCCGTCACCGGCGCGCCGATCGGCTCGCTGGAGATCCTGCATCCCAAGCGGCTGCAGACCATCGCCATGGGGCCGGACGGGAAGGTCTATTACACCTTCCGGCGCCTCGACCGGACCGGCCAGACGGACACTTGGTCGGAAGACGAGATCTGGCACGTCCGCAAGCCGCCGCTCACCGACAACGGCCTCATGGGGAAGGCGGTCTATCACACCGCACGGGAGACCATCGGTTACGCCATGGCGGTGCGCGAATTCGGCGCCCTCTATTTCAAGAATGGTGGCGGCGGCGGCGGGATCATCACGCACCCGTCAAACTTCAAGACCGCCGAGGATCGCGACGCCTTCCTGGAGTCGTTCCGCAGCGGAAGCACGGGTCTCAATCGTCACAAGGACCGCCTGCTCCTCTTCGGGATCAACTACACCCCCGGCAACGTCAAGAACGACGAAGCCCAGTTCATCGAGAGCAAACGCGAGGCCAATGTCGATGTCTGCCGCGTCTGGTCCATGCCGCCGCACATGGCCGGGATCATGGACAAGGCGACCTTCTCGAACATCGAGCAGCAGTCGATCGAGTTCGTCATCTACACCCTGGGCCCCGACGTGGCGGCCTGGGAGCAGAGCGCCAGCCAGACCCTCCTGATCGGCGAGGATCAAGACCGCTACTTCATCGAGATCAACGTCAACGCGCTCCTCAGGGGCGATTTCAAGACCCGCTATGCCGGATACGCGCTCGGCCGCCAGTGGGGCTTTCTCAGCGCCAACGACGTGCGCCGCTTCGAGAACCTCGAGCCCATCGGCCCCGATGGCGACCGCTACCTGGTCCCCATGAACATGAGCCCCACTGGCGCGCCCGGGGCCGATGACGAGACCACGGATAAGCCGCTCGACAACCCCGGCGGCGACCCGGCCGACAACCCCGCCGACCCGCAGGACTGATCTTCAGGAAATCATGAAATCATGACACTCGACGACCTCCTGCGCGCTCTGTGTCTGGAAGCGGGCGAGCGGATT